CATGTCGCGAAAAGTGCAGTAAGCGCGCATGTGCAGGTAAGCAGCAGTAAGCGCGCATGTGCAGGTAAGCGGCAGCTGCCGGTTAGTTGCCGGGCCCCCACGGGGACCCATAGATCGCCGAGTCCCCGAGGGGCGCGACCCGCGGGGCGGCAACTTTCACGCGGTTAACCGGCGGGATTGCGCTACTGCGTAGCGGATTCTGTCACTTTCGCGCCTGACGCTCTGAGATGCTCTCTGCGGAGAGATCTCGATCCCGCCCGTACTCGCATACGCCCCGGCGGCCCGTCCGCGAGCGCCGAGGGGCGGTCAGTTGCCGGTTAGTTGCCGGTCAGATTATTTTCGACATTCCGCTACCTTTTTGAAATTAGGTGTTCAGATCCTCGCCCAGGTGACGAAGAGACTAGAGAATACAGGGGGCGGTGCCCGCCTCCCGAGACCAGGAGACAGAGACAATGGGAAGAATTCAGCCGGAGCCGGTAATTGCACGAGAGCTGCGGGGCCGCCAGAGCGGAGCGGAGGCCACTACGGTGTTTCACTGGTGGATGAAACGGGATTCGCAGCGCAGCAAGCTGTACGCAGCCGAGACGCAGCTTCGCCGCACGGGCGTCGACCTGAAGCCCCTCACCTCTCAGGCGCAGGTCAACAGCGTTTGTGCGGCAATTGAGGCGATCCTGCCGGAGGCCTTCAAGGGTAGCAACTACTTTGCACCTGATGTGCAGGTCACGCCCCTCCCCCAGGGTATCGGTGGGGATTACTGCCCCATGGAAGGGATTCGACTGTCAACGGAACATGCGAACGCCTACGTGCTAGTGCATGAGTACTGCCACCATATTGCCGCCTGCGGAATTGGCTTCGCTCACGCCCCTCATGGGCCCGAATTCGCGGGGCTTCTTTTGGCTCTCGTGCAGCGGATTGTCTCCGACGAGGCTGCTCGGTACCTTAACGGGGCCTATCGGGATCACAGGGTAACGTCGACGCCCGTCAAGCGGCTGGCCAAGGCGGCTATCAGCAGCTAATAGGCAAGTCGATTATTTTCGACATTCCGCTACCTTTTTGAAATTAGGTGTTCAGATCCTCGCCCAGGTGACGAAGAGACTAGAGAGTACAGGGGGCGATGCCCGCCCCCGCAACCAGGAGAACCAATATGACACTCGCAACCGCACTCAACATCGTCGCCCAGGATCGCAACGCCACCCTCGCACGGGCCGCCTACCGCGCCATGCTCACCGAGGACGAAGTGGTGCAGGACGTCGCCCTCGTGGCCGCAACGGATCGGGCCTTCCCGGAGGCTGCCCAGGCGGTCACCGAGGCAAAACGCACCTTGGTTGCACACGGCATCCTGGCCTAGGGTTAACACCCTAGGTGGTATCCACACAGGGCCCCCTACCCAGGGGGCCTTTCCTGTGGCAGTACATAGGCAACTAATAGGCAACACCCCTGGGCCCCTGCGGGGCCTTTTCTTTGGCAGTACATAGGCAACTAATAGGCAACGCTCAGCGGCTCTCTCGCGGCCGATCTCTATAGGGGGCGTATGCGAATGCCTTCGCGAAAAGATGCGCAGGGCAGCGCTCATCAAGGGGCGTGAGTGAGCATAGTGACAGTATGCGCGCGGCAATAGCGCAATCCCGCCTATTAGCTGCTACCTACCTGCACACCCGCGGGTAGTATTCACGCACTATTATTTCCTACGCCGTACCCACTAGGGCAGGTAGCCTAGGTGGATACCCTTAGTGCCGTGGGTACAGTGTGGCTGTACGTGTGCAGTGTGGCTGCATTGTGCAACTTGTGCGCATGTGCCTATTAGTTGCCTCTCTGTCTCGCATGTGCAACTCGTATGCACTTCTAAAAACTCACTTTCCTCTGCTGCACTCGGGCGCTCAGAGAATTTATATGGATTTTCTGCCCCCGGAGGGGGTGACCCCAAAATTGGGGCGGAATACTACCCTGGGGGGTTTCAGTATTTTTGTACTTTTTCCCTCCCCCTGATTACAGTGTGACTAAAAGTGTTCGGCGCGGAACACCTTATTTCTGGAGTGTTCCTCTAGTCTTCCGGCAACTCCCGCGATAACTACCTGCGTCCACCATTTTGCTCTTTTTTGAGCGAGTAACGCAATGACTAAATAGTCGCTATCCTCCACGTTTCCCCGTGGGGGTAGTTATAGTATATGTGTACCCCCTACTGCATAACGACTGATTTTAGTTTCGCTCTTACTGTAATTGTGTGATTCCCAACTAAAGCGTCAGTGGCAACTCAATCTTTTGCAGAGGTTTTAAAGCTGGCCATTTTGCACCAGCCCCTTGACCCGCGGGGGCCACTGTGTTATATTACGGGCCATGGACAACTTTACCGACGAAGACGCTTTCTGCATTCAGTGCGGATGCCTATTGGATTCCCTGAGCAACATGCTCGGGGACGACATCTGTGATGATCCGGACTGCGAGACGGAGGCATTGGCATGACCTATTCATATTTCTGCAACTCTTGTGGCGAACTGGAAGTCGAGCAGTCCATGAAGGACGACAAGCTCACCTCCTGCCCCAATGATTGCTGCGGCACATCTTTCGAGCGCCTCATCTCCGGCGGAAATGGTTTCCAGCTGAAGGGTGGCGGATGGTACGCCGACGGTTACGCGAGCAACAACAGCCGCGACCGCAAGCGTTTCGACGAACAGACTAAGTAAAGGACGAACCGATGTCTAAGCCCTGCTCCCACTGTGAAGAAGCTGTCACTCTTATTGAAGACGGCATGTGCGCCCTGTGTCTTGAGTTCCTCGACACGCAGATCCTGCACGACCTCCAGTTCGGCCTTGCCGACTAGAGCTGCTGCCCGTTCGTCTAACGGCAAGACTGCGGACTCTGAATCCGTCAATCCAGGTTCGAATCCTGGGCGGGCAACCACATATACGCTGCAGTAGCTCAGCTGATAGAGCACTCCCCTGGTACGGGAGAGGTCGTGGGTTTGAGTCCCACCTGTAGCTCCAGACATAACGCCCGGGTGGCGGAATTGGTAGACGCGCACGCTTGAGGGGCGTGTTCAGCAATGAGTGCGGGTTCGACTCCCGCCCCGGGCACCACAAAGGACAACATGGATAAACTCGACACCGCAATCGCTTTCCACGAAGGATTCATCCTCGGACTAGAGGACGTGAAGTGGTATGCGACCGCACCGCCGGAGCGAGCAGTGAAGGCGCGCGAGGTCAACCTCCCGATCCCCACGATCCAAGAGGCGCTTGACGGCCTCCGGGACGTGGTCACCACCATGGAGTCCGGCACGGTAGTGGAACGACACATGGCCGGACGCATCGCGGGCATGGAGTATGGAATGGAGATAATGTGATGGACAAAATACAAGCAGAGGTTCAATACTACAGCGGGTTCAGTAACGGACTCCAGGACGCACGCAAGGACAACGCGGACGAGATCTGGAACGTGATGACTGAGCTACTGAAGGGCGTCGAGAAAGACAGCGCCATTGGCTACTACACCATCGGCCGCATCGAAGGCATGAAGCGCGCCCTGGAACTCACGGCATACGACGGCGGCGGATGCGCATCCCCCTGCGCCTCCCCGTGCAGTAAGGCTAAGTAGCTCAGTTGGTAGAGCAGTCGCCTGAAAAGCGACGGGTCACTGGTTCAAGTCCAGTCTTAGCCACCACATCTCCTCCCCTAGCTCAGTCTGGTTAGAGCGCTTCGTTGACATCGAAGAGGTCGCTGGTTCGAGTCCAGCGGGGAGGACCATAGGGACGTAGCTCAGTCCGGTTAGAGCTTCCGCCTGATACGCGGACGGTCGGCGGTTCGAATCCGCCCGTCCCTACCATACACAAAGGACAACACATGACACTCATCCCCGAAATCACTCTCGACACCACGGGCAACTCCGTTGGCGCGACCTCATGGGCCGCGGGGCAGGCGCTCGCGCGCTACATCCTCGACCACAATGGCGCGGTCAACGGAAAACGTGTCGTTGATCTCGGCACCGGCGGCGGCCAAGTCGCCATCGCGGCCTCTATGGCCGGTGCGTCCATTGTCCACGCGGTGGACGTGGAGATCCCGGCCCAGCTGCAGGCGAACCTGGACGCGAACGGCATCAGCAACGTCACGCCCGTACAGCTTGACAACCGCGCATTCAGCCTCGACGTCCTCAACGACGAGTGGGACATCCTCCTCGGAGCCGACGTGTTCTACTACCGTGGCGTGCGGCACCTCCTCCACAACCTGGACCTTTCCAACCGGACCGCCATCTTCGCCGAGCCGGGCACCCGCGGGGCACCGGAGTTCGCAGACCGCGCCGTCCACCCGGTCCGGACCTACGGCAACGTGCATACCATCCCGGAAGCCATGGAGGAGCCCAGCTATCGCGCTCCCCGGAATGTTAAGGTGTTCAGCGTAGGCATCCGTCTCGTCGGCAACGGCAAGCAGAAGGGTCACCGCTAAGCTACACCGACGTGAACCCTAGATTAGCCCTCAGGATCCGCTCTGAGGGCTTTTTTCGTTTAGGGCTCTCAGTGGACCTGTAGTCCTACAAAGCCGCACAGGGGCCAGTACAGAGGCCACACAGGGCAGTTTGGCAGTCGGCCCCCTCCGCGATCCCACGCCGCCTCCCGCGGCCCGGACACCGCGTCCTTATAGTGACAATTTACGTCACAGGGCCGCAAAATGTGTCGCTCACTCTACTCACACTAGAAAAAGGCGACAATAGGGCTAGAAAATAGGCGCAGAGACGAAGGGGGGCCACGATCCCGTCCCGGTAGGCCTACTTACGCAATAAAATGCGTAGTTTCGCGCAGGTTTTGGGCCGTTTTGCACCTAAAAAGGGCCGTTTCGTACACGTTTGGGCCCAAATCGGCAAGTTTCGAGCCTAGTCCTTGATAAATCAAACAGAATGGCGTATACTTCCTATAATTGGCGACCTGTCGCCACTTACCCACACTCTCCCCCGGAAAGGAAGCCGTGATGGCAACTACTATCCGTAAAGTGACCCCCCGTAAGAAGATTATCCTGGAGGACGATGGAATCGTCTCCGAGAATATCCAGCAGATCATCCACGACGCCCCCAGCGAGATCCATATGGACCGCGCGGCCGAGGCGGTGGGTGGATGCGACCGAAACATGGTCCCCGTGTGCGCTACCGTGGCCGAGCTTCTCGCTTGGGTCCTCACGGTCAAGGCAGCAAGCGGCCAAGACACTGCAATGAAGGAAGTTCTGGACCGGTTCGCCCCCAAGGCAGCCCGAGCAGCGACCAATGTGGACGTCAACGTCCAGGGCGCAGCCGCCCCGATGGCATCCAAGAACTCCGAAGAACAAGGCGCAGCCGTCTCCTACATGGACGCGATGCGTGGCAAGAACTAGCGTTCAGCCGTGAACGCACCCCCGGGCCGTCGCGAAGGCCCACCCCTTGGTAGTACCGACGGGTACCGTTAAGGTGTTCCACCGCTCTACCCGCACGACCGGTCTGTGGCCGGGCACTACCCGCTATACCCGTAATACTAGCGCCCTCAGCCTTAGCGGGCTGGGGGCCTTTTACTTTAACCCCTTTGCAAAGGACCCTATATCATGGGTAAAAACATTCATCAGTTTGGGGACGCGGTTCTCGACGTGAACGATGAGGTTCTTCTGTGGGATGCCGAGACTGGCACCACCAAGAAGACCACCATCGGCGCGATCAATGCTATCGTTACGCACCCCACCCCGTTCGACATGGCTAACGCCATTACGATCCTGCCGACAGTCGACCCGGCACTGATCGACCCGACGGACGCCATTGTGTTCTGGAACTCCCAGACGCAAGAGACCACCAAGACCACCTTCCAGTCACTCATTGACGAAGGAATCATCCCGGCACCCATTACCGCTCTCAGCGACCTCTCGGACGTTACCACTTCCGGCGACGCAACTGGCGAAGTCCTCACCTACGATGGTGCGAAATACGTCAACTCGTCCCCGAAGCACGGCAACTCTGGACATCTCACCGTTGAGACGGGCATCCTCACGATTGCCCGTGCGGATGGCTCCACCATCAACATCGACCTGTCCAACCTCCAGACCTCCGGCGGCGCAGCAGGCGTGTTCTTGGGCTACGTGCAGAATGGCGCGCAGATGGACCTCCTGTCCCCCATTGACCTGGACATCGTGATCCGCACTGACTCCAACACCGTCTGGCAGTACCAGACCAACGCTTGGGTCAACACGGGCCAGTCCACGATCAACCTTGAGTCCATCGTCGCGAACGTCGTGGCAGGCATCCCCACCATCCCCGAAGCCTCCTACGCAACCGTGACTGACATCACGGGCGGCGTTGTTGGCGTTGGCGATGACTGGGCCAACACGGGCTCGACGGGCCACAACCTCAACACCGTCAAGTTCGACAACCCGATCCTCGCTGGCGACACCGACAAGTGGTTCACTTGGACCGCGCTCCCCGGAACGGGTGGCGGACCCGGTCACAACTTCGCAGTTGGCCTCTCCACCGCAACCACGGCTCTGAGCCTCGGTAACGGCACGATCAACGCAGGCTTCGACTTCGCATCCGGTCACTACGGATCGACTGGTGGACTCTGGTACTACGGACCCAACTCTGGGCTCGTTGGCGCTGGCTACATCTGGGCCGCGCCGTACATCACTGGTGGCGGCGACTTCCGCATCGGGATCGACACCGACGGCCATGCTAAGTGGCAGTTCTTCCGAACCGAGACTGGCACCTGGACCTCGATCATGAAGTCCGTGTCTTCCACCATCGGCGCATCCGATGACCTGTACCTCACGTATGACCTGTACAATGGTCCCGCGCAGGGTTCGACCCTGGTCACCTCTCCCGAGGCACCGTACGCGGCCACCGCATCGGCCCCCGTGACTGGCGACTACGCAGACACGCACTACATCGATCACGATGGGACGAACGACCACATTACGTTCTCCACCGCGAACACCGATGTCTTCATGGACTGGAACGCCACTAACGACTGGTCAATCGGTTGGACTTGGGACGGTCGGCTTTCGACTCAGCCCCAGAACCAGCAGTACATGACTCTGTTCTCTAATGGGTCCAACGCAATCAGCTTCCGCCAGGGCGGCTCTAACCAAGGGATCTACTGCAAGGGCACTTCGTCTTCGCAGTGGGGCATCAACACTTGGTACGCTCCGCAGCTTGGTGACAAGTACCTGATGCAGTTCAACCGCGCAGCCAAGACGGTCACCTTCTACCGAAATAACATCACCCAGGGCACCATCAATGCAGTTCACCTCGTGAACACGTACAATGGCGCTGACGGCAACTTCACCATCGGTAAGGGCGTCAGTGGCACCACGTACTTCGACGGCGGCATGAAGAACGTCATGCTCCGCGATGGTACGCACCTCGGTACCGCGCAGCGCTCTGAGTACTTCGGGCAGGATGACCTGACCACCACTTCCTTCTACAACGATGTTGAGACCATCGACTTCCTTCGCGTTGGCGAAGAGGCATACCCCGCAGTCAACGGACTGAAGGGTGCGGTACTCGGCACTTACACCAACGGAACCTCCGTTGATTACGTGGAGAAATAAACCATGGCATTCGGAACACTCTACTACATGGTTCAGGATCAGACCTCGGGCGAGGCCGGAACCGACTCCATCCTCATCGACGGATCCATCTACACTCTCGTCAAGATCCAAGACGGCGACGCTCTGCCCACGGGCACGGGCACCGTTGAGGAGCTGAACATCTCGGAAGCGCGGGCGGCCATTGGCTCCCTCGCTTTCGGCCAGACGGAGCCCAGTGGTGAATGGCTTGACTGCGAATCCGCATTCTGCCTCTACATCGCAAACGAGTTCCGCAAGGCCCAGGCAAACCTGAACGCAGCTGACGCTGAAGCAATGTTCACGGCTCTTGAGCCTACCAGTCACGCACTCTCGCGTGGTCTGGTCAACGTCGCCCGCGCACGCTTCCAGCTGTGTGGCCTCGACAGCGCGACGATCATCGTGCCCTTCACGGCGATCTTCGATCAGTACATCGCTAAGCTGCCCCGCACCTTGGCATAAGCACTCCCCGCCCCGGGGCCTTGATGGCCCCGGGGTTCTACCCCTCTGAAGCGTGATGCAAAGGAGTTACCCCCATGGCAAACTACCGACCCGACTTCCTCGACCCGGACTATACCAAGGTCTTTGAGGAGAGAACCGAGAACCTCAAACGTATCCGCCACGACAACGCGTGGCACCTAGTCAAGCGCTACTATGCTGACGGGCACTACGTTGAGTTCATCGAAGACTGGCTGACAACCTACGACCCGCGCCTAAGCGCGAAGGGCAAACCCACAACCGTCCCCCTTATCCTTTTCCCCCGACAGGCAGAGTACATACGCTTCCTTCAGGAACGCAAGAACACAGGCACCGATGGTGTCGTAGCTAAGTCCCGTGACATGGGTATCTCCGTGGTGACCCTCGCCTACGCAACGTGCGAGTGGCTTTTCTCCCCCGGCGTAAAGATGTCCTTTGGCTCCCGCAAGGAGTCCCTCGTTGACGAGAAGGGCAACCCGGATTGTCTGCTTGAGAAGGTCCGCATGATGTTGCGGTTCCTCCCGCCCGAGCTTCTCCCGGCGGGCTACACCGAGCAGAAGCACGCACGGCACATGAAGATCACTAACCCCGGCAACGGCTCCACCATCACTGGTGAGGCTGGCGACAACATTGGCCGTGGTGGTCGTTCTACCATGTACTTCGTTGATGAGGCTGCGTTCCTTGAGCGCCCTGAGCTAATTGACGCTGCACTGTCGCAGAATACCTCGTCCCGCGTGGACGTATCAACCCCCAACGGCCCCGACAACCCGTTCGCGAACAAGTGGTTCGCGCAGGGCGGCTCCCCGCAGTATGTGGTGGGCGCACCCTTGTCTGAGCTGGCATTTGACTTCCACTGGACCCAAGACCCGCGCAAAGACCAAGCGTGGTATGACAAGGAAGTTATCCGACTGAATGACCCCCGCGTCATCGGCCAGGAACTCGACCTTGACTTCAATACCTCTGGTGAGGACACCGTTGTCCGCGCAGAGTGGGTCAACTCCTCCCGCGCCCTGTACGCTCATCTCGCTGACCTCGACCAGCTGCCCCCGGCAGCAGACGGCGTCGCTGGCTGCGATGTTGGCGGCGGTATCGCAGAGAACACCTTCATCGCCCGGTGGGGCCCCCGCGTGGGTCCGTGTCTGGCATGGATCGACGACGACACCACGGCAACGGCTATCAAGTTCCAGCAGATGGCCCACGACAACTGCGTGAACCAGATCCGGTTCGACTCCATTGGGGTTGGCAAGGGTGTGGCCTCCACGTTCCGTCGACTGGCCGTGGACGCCTCAGCGGTCAACGTAGGTGTCGCTCCCTCCCGCACCATGTGGCCTGACGGCCGGAAGTCTAAGGACAAGTTCCGGAACCTCAAGGCCGAGCTGTGGTGGATCCTCCGCGACAAGCTCCGGAAGACCCACGACCACTGGTTGTTCCTCCAGGGACAAGGTGGCGCAGAGTCCGATATCCAGGACCTGCTCCTCCTAGACCCCAACGACGGCGATCTGGCAAAGCAGATCTGCATCCCGGGCTTCAAGGTCCTGGAGACAGGCAAGATCCAGATCGAGTCTAAGGACGAACTGAAGCGCCGAGGGGTTCCGTCCCCTGACCGCGCGGAGGCCCTGATCCTCTCTCTGGCTGAGCCGCGCCCTAGGGCACGCACAGGGAGAACATCCGGCGTCATCTAAGCAAGTAGGGGAGCTACCCCCTTGATTTCACTCAAACAAATGTGGTATACTATGCCATATTGGACTTTTACGCCCCGGGGGACACTTCCCTGGGGCGAGTCCCTATTTCCCCGCGGGGACCCCCCACCCGCGCCCTTAGGAGCCTAGCATGAGCTTTCAGGCCACCCACCCTGACTACGACGCCATGACCAATGACTGGCGACAGATGAGAGACACGTCCCAGGGCCAGCGCTCCGTCAAGGATGCTCGCGGCCTCTACTTGCCCCCGACGGCATCCCAGCTGATCGACGGCGCAGGCAATGGCATGGAGCCCGGCTGGACCAGCTACATGTCCTACCTCGGTCGGTCCATCTTCCCGGATATCGTCCGCGAAGCCGTGAACACCATGGTCGGCATCCTGAACCGCGAGCCCTACGAAATCACCCTCCCGTCCCGCATGGAAGGCATTTTCGAGAACGCTACCCGCAGGAACGAATCTCTGGAGCAACTGATCCGGCGCATCCACGAAGCCCAGCTCATCTACGGACGAACTGGCCTCCTCATGGACGTCGACCCGGCTTCAGACCTCCCCCACCTTGTATCTTACTCCGCAGAATCCATCACCAACTGGGATGACCAACGAGCAAACGAGACCGGGCGCGACGCCCTCTCCTTCGTTGTCACCTCGGAAGACGCATGGGTCCGCGGCTCTGAAGGCATCAACCAGTTTGACTGGAATGTCGAAACCCTCTTCCGTGCGATGTACTTGAACGACGCAGGACAGTACGCCACGGCAGTCGAGCAGGAAGGCCAGATATCCCCCGAAGTAGTGCCTACCTTTGCTGGAAGGGCGCTTGATTTCGTGCCCTTCACCTTTATTGGCGCGAACGACATTACCGCGTCTCCCGGCCCCATCCCGCTACTCGGGATCTCCAACTCAGCCCTCGCGATCTACCGCGGCGAAGCTGACTTCCGCCAGACCCTTCACATGTTGGGCCAAGACACCTTGGTCATGATTGGTGATGCTCCGGGTACGGATCTGGACGAAGAGGAGCCCGTGCGGATTGGCGCTGGCGCAAGATTGGACATCGCTGAAGGCGGTGACGCAAAGTTTATTGGAATCTCCTCCGATGGCCTCCCCGAACAACGGCGGGCCCTGGAAGACGATTATAAGCGAGCCATAGCAATGGGTTCCAGACTCCTGGAAAACACTGCATCGCAGGCCGAATCTGGAGAAGCTCTCCGGGTTCGCGTGGCAGCTAAGACTACTACTCTCCATTCCATCGCGCTCTCTAGCGCAGCCGGTCTGGAGCAGGCTCTCAAGCAGATGGCTGTTTGGGTCGGTGCAAACCCCGAAGAAGTTCGCGTGTCTCCGAACACTGACTTCGTTGAGGATGCAGCCAGCCCCGAGCAGGCACTCAAGCTTGTCGAAGCCCGCAACGCAGGCCTCCCGATCTCCTTGCAGTCCATTCACGAATGGGCCAGCAAGAACGAGTTCACCCAGAAGACCTGGGAAGACGAACTCCAGCAGATCACCGAGGACGCTGCAATCATTAACACCATCAATGGCGGTGCCCCCGTTGACCAGACCGTGGTCAACGAGGCCCCCGCTGCAGAGGAAAACACTAACGAAGACAACACCGAAGAAACCCCCGAAGAGGAGGACGAGGCGTAAGCCTCTCCTTCTCATCAGCTTAGGGCAATGTTGCCCCCATATCCATGAGGATTAGATCATGCTGAAAGCAATTTACAACAACGCAGAAGAGATTCCGGCAGAGTACTCCGGCCTCTACACCGAGCGCAATGGTCAGTTCGAACTGACGGGCATCGAAGGCATCAAGACCTCCGGCGACGTTGACCGACTCCAGACCGCACTCGCAAACGAGCGATCCGCACACAAGAACACCAAGGCCCAGTACGGCTGGGTGGGTGACTTGACCGCAGACGGCGTCCAGGAACTTCGGGACGCGCAGGAAGACCTCACGCACCAGCTGTCCGTCCAGCCCCAGGGCTTGACCGACGCACAGGTCGAAGAGCGAGCCAACACCATGGCAAGCCGACAGACCCGGGCAATGGAGCGGGAACTCTCTACCATCCGTGCAGAGCGCGATGCTCACGCACAGGCCATTCAGTTGCACGAAGGCGCAGCTGCTCAGCGGAACATCCGCGACGCAGTAGACAGCGCACTCTCGGGCAAGGGCGCACTCCCGATTGTTGAGTCCGCGCGAGAGGACATTGTCCCCTTCGCAGAACGCATCATGACGGTCGACGCATCTGGTCAGGTTGTTACTAAGGAAGGCGTAGGCTTTGAGCCCGGCCTTCCCTTCGGCGAAGTTCTCGCTGAGCTTCAGGCAGGCGGTAGGCGCGCGCACTGGTTCCCCGCGAACCAAGGCGCTGGCGCAACTGGTTCTGCTCCTGGAAACGCCCCCGCGATTGGATCGAACCCGTTCCACGCGGACAGCTTCAATCTCACTGAGATCGGCAAAGTCGTGACTTCCGACCCCACCCGAGCCCGCACCATGGCTAAGGCGGCAGGTGAAGATCCGGCCAAGTTCGGCCTGTAAGATAGTGAGAAGTGGACTCTCGGGGCCCCAAGTCGGGGCCCCGTAATAGTAGGTACTGGAACGGTTCCGGTGCCGCCACGCCCCAGCAAGTGTACCATAAACCCCGTGACCAATTAAGGTCACACTGATACTCAGAAAAGGTTCATTATCATGGCCCAGACTCAGATCAGCGACGTGGTTGTGCCCAGCGTTTTCGCACCCTACGTTCAGCTTCTCTCGACCAACCTGTCTCTCCTCGTGAAGACCGGCGTCATCGCATCCAACCCGGCACTCTCCAGCTTCCTCGCTGGCGGTGGTACTTTCATCGACATGCCGCACTTCAACGACCTTGCCGACACCCTGGCAAACATCTCCGGCGACGCCGGGTCGGACAACATCCGCCCCAGCAACGCAGCAGCCGGTAACGACGCCGAGCCCCAGAACATCACCGCTGGCAAGACCGTCGCTATCCGCAACAACCGGAACCAGTCCTGGTCCGCAATGGACCTCGCTTCCCAGCTCGCAGGACCCGACGCAATGGACGCAATCGCATCCCGCGTTGCTTCCTACTGGGTTCGCCAGGACCAGCTCCAGCTCAACTCCGTGATCAAGGGTCTCGTTGCAGGCAACGCATCCCTCGTGAACGACATCTCCGCAGCAGACGGCGTCGACGCAGTTGGCGGCAACTTGTTCGCAGCTGACGCACTTCTCGACACCTTCCAGCTCATGGGCGACCACAAGCAGAACATCTCTGCAATCGCCGTCCACTCTGCCGTGCATACCGCAATGCAGAAGCTCAACCTCATCGACTTCGTTGCAGCATCTGGCGCAGACGTCGGGTTCGGCACCTACCTCGGCAAGTCCCTGATCGTTGATGATGGCCTCGCTATCACCACCGACACCGACGCCTCCGCTCAGTCCCGTAACCAGTACTTCACCATCGCCTTCGGCGCAAGCGCATTCCAGTACGGCGCTGGCTCCCCCCGCGTGGCCGCGGAAGTTTCCCGCCAGGCCCTCGCAGGTAACGGTGGCGGACAGGAAGTCCTGACTTCCCGCCGCGAGTACGTTCTGCATCCCGCAGGCTTCACGGTTAACTCCTCCGTGGCAGCTGGCCAGAGCCCGACGAACACCGAGCTTGAGGCTTCCGATGCTTACACCATGACCTTCGACCGGAAGCTCGTTCCGTTCGCAGTTCTCATCACCAACGGGTAATTCTAGTTCACCTACCCGGTGATAATACGCTACAGACTCAGGGGCCCTTCGGGGCCCCTGTTTTACCCCCACATCTGGCAATGTCGCTAGATGAACGAAGGAGTCAATGATGACTGATTTCGATAAGCTCCTCGGCGATAACGACAAGACCGAGACCATCCCCAACGAATCCGCACCGACCCAGAAGGCCAAGAAGGCAGCCAAGAAGGTAGCCAAGCCCGAGGTCGAAGATTACCTTAACCCCGTCCCGAACGCCCCGGAGATCGATGGTCTCCTCCCCGGGCAGAAGGGCTACAACTACAACCAAGCTGTCAAGCAGCTCCAGACCAAGATCTCCGACATGGTCAAAGAGCTTGAAGGCCTCCGCGCCGCTTCCAGAGACGTCCAGGTTATGCGCAATGAACGAGTCAAGGTCCTGACCGCTGCCGAGGGCAACGAAGCCCTCCGCCGCCAGAACCAGCGCATCCAGGCAGAAGCCAACGAGAAGGCAGCCAAGATCCAAGCAGTCCTGAAAGAGATGGGACTCAACTAGAACCCGGAG